AGATTTAAGCTATATGTAAACAACGAATTATTAACTAGCTCATCAACAATATCATTAAATAATGAATGGGCAGTTTTGCAGGCAAGCCAAGCTCTAAATTTTGGAAGGCATACCTCGGTTGGTAGGTATTTTGACGGTTACCTCACAGAAATAAACCTTATAGACGGACAAGCACTTACACCATCAGACTTTGGTGAAACCAATGAAGATACTGGTGCATGGAAAGCTAAAAAATACACAGGCACATATGGTACTAACGGATTTTACTTAAAAGGTCGTGGCACAGATAACTCTGGTAATGGTAACAACTGGACAGAGAATAACTTTAACACAACCAATAGTGCATTAACTACCTACGACATCATGACAGATGTACCTACACTAACCGATGAAGATACGGCTAACTATTGCACAATGAATCCCCTAGTTTATAGAGTAAGTGCAGGAAATATGGATATAATTCAAGATGGAAATTTAAAATTTGGACGAACCTCCTCTGCAGCCTCTTCTATTTGGGGTAGTACTATGGGAGTAACCTCTGGCAAATGGTATTGGGAAGCTACTCTTACTAATAGTGGTGGAGGCGGTAGTTTTATAGGAGTTTATACAGACTTTCTAGCTAATGGAACAATTGATTTAGGAGGTTTATCTGGTGAGTTTTCTTATGTCTCCAACGGAAATAAATATCTTGAAGGTAGTACATCTGCTTATGGTGCAAGTTATACATCAGGAGATGTTATTGGAGTAGCTCTTGATTTAGATGGAGGTACACTTACTTTTTATAAGAATAATACCAGTCAAGGAACAGCAAAAAGTAGTCTTCCTGCAGGAACTTATTTTCCTGGATTTGACTCATATAATGGTAACACTTGGACTTTAAACTGTGGTCAACGACCATTTGCCTACACACCACCTACAGGCTATAAAAAACTCAACACATTTAACTTACCTGACTCTACTATTGAAGATGGTAGTGAGAATTTTAATACTGTGCTTTATACGGGTACTGGTGCGACCCAGAGTATTACAGGTGTTGGTTTTCAGCCTGATTGGACTTGGATTAAAGGTCGTAGTGCTGCTACAGCCCATGGATTATATGATGCAGTTAGAGGGGTACAAAAAGATTTAGTATCAGACTCTACTACTGCTGAAACAACTCAAACAACAGGACTTACCGCTTTTAATTCAAATGGATTTACAACAGGGGTTTTAGCTAAACTAAATACTAATAGTGCTACTTATGTAGCTTGGAATTGGAAAGCAGGAGGTACAGCAGTATCTAACGCAGTAGGATCAGTAACATCACAAGTATCTGCTAACACAACAGCAGGGTTTAGTGTGGTGACTTATACAGAACCTGCGAGTGGTACATATACAGTAGGGCATGGTTTAGGTGTAGTGCCTGCAATGATTATATTAAAACCTCGTTCTGTTGCTGGAGAAAACTGGGTTGTATTTCATGAATCATTAGGGGCAGCTCCTACAAACACAGGGGTGTATTTGAATACCACTAGTGCTGCATTTGCAACTGGATCTAATTGGCTAAGTGAAAATAATACTACTAAATTCGGAGTGACTGCGGGACAAGTAACTCCCGGAAGTGGTACAATGGTTGCTTATTGTTTTGCAGAAGTAGAAGGATATAGTAAGTTTGGTAGCTACACAGGTAATGGTAATGCTAATGGTGCATTTGTATACACAGGGTTTAAACCTGCTTTTGTGATGATTAAAAGAAGTAATACTACAGGTAGTTGGTATACGTTTGATAATAAAAGAGAAGGTTATAATGTAGATAATGATACTCTCTTAGCTGATACTACTGCAGCAGAAACAACAACTGATTATTTAGATTTAGTTTCCAATGGTTTTAAATGTAGAACAACAGCAGCAGCAGTTAATACTAGTGCTTCTACATACATATACATGGCATTTGCCGAAAACCCTTTTAAAAATTCTTTAGCGAGGTAACAGAAATGGCTTTTAAAATAAACAGTAAGACACTTCCTTTGGACAGGGGTTTTACACACAACAATATAAATTATCCAAAAAACTGGTTACGACTATCCACACAGGAAGATAAGACTGCTCTTGGTATTACATGGGAAGCAGACCCTGTTAGGTATGATGACAGATACTACTGGAATGGTGAACTAACTAATCCTAAAGCATTAGAAGATATAGATGCAGTAGATGAAGCTGGTAACCCACTATGGGTAAAAGAACTAAATAACTCTGACCCAGAGAATCCAGTCATGGTAGATACAACAGAAAGACTAGTAACACAAGGTCTTAAAACACAAAAGATGGCGGAAGTTAAACACACAGCCGGTACCATACTAAATCAAACCGATTGGTATGTAACACGTAAGATGGAAAGAGAAGTAGCTATACCTGCAGACGTTGTTACAAAAAGAGCTCACGTAGTTGCTGAGTCAGATAGATTAGAAGTAGCTATAGCAGCTTGTGCTGATGTAGAAGCCCTTATAGAGGTCATGAACAACCAAAATTGGGACAATACCGCGAGATAGTGTATGGGGGTTATAAGTCATTTTATCCCAATTGTTTTAGGGTTTATTGCTAAATTAATAGCTATTAAGTCACAACAAGCGCACGATCAAAACGCTTTGATGTTAGAAGCATTAGCGGGTAAATCAAAAGAATTACAAAAAGCACGCGTGCAGTCTAATAAAGAATCTCCTATGGCTGCATGGAACCGAAGAATTTTAATGTTTGCTATATTAGCTTTAGTAGCTATATATCCGCTAGCCGGACTTTTAGGAGTAGATACTGTAATTCCAGTAAAAACAGAAGGGTTTAGTTTTTTAGGTTTGTTTGAAATAGGTGGGGGGACTACTTTTGAAACTGTTAAAGGACTATATAAATTTGGTGAAATATTTGAATGGGCTACTATGATTGTAGAGTTTTACTTCGGTGGTCAATTAGCTAAAGGTAGATAAGATGCCACTTAGCAAATTAAAATTTAGACCTGGCATAAACCGAGATAAAACTGATCTTGCTCAAATGGGTGGTTGGTATGATGGTAACTTAATACGATTTAGAGACGGATACCCTGAAAAAATAGGTGGTTGGCAAGCTGAAACTTTTGACCAGTATGTAGGGGAAGCCGGCAAACTATTTGTCTATTCTGTAGATACAGGTGCAGAAATTGCAGGCTTAGCTACTACTAAAAAAATATATATTCGTGCTGGTACAACTCTTTATGATATTACTCCTATCCGTGCAACTTACACTACTTCAACCACTCCTTCGACAGACAACTGTTTTACTACTAACACCACTGCAGGCACTGAAGGTCAAGTCTTAGTAACACTTACTGGACACGGTGCTACTACAGGTGATTATGTTACTTTTAGTGGTGCAGTCGCAGTCGGTGGTATTACAGCCCCACAACTTAATATAGAGTTTGAAGTAACGGTAATAGATGCAAATACATTTACTATTGAAACTGCTGGAACAGCTACTTCAGCTGCTACAGGTGGTGGTACAGGAATTACTGCAGCGTTTCAAATTAATATTGGAGCTGACACTTCTATTGCAGGATATGGTTGGGGCGCAGGTACATGGAGTCGAGGAACATGGGGTAGTGCTTCAGTTCTTCCAGCTATTACTAATGTGCGTCTTGTCTTTATGGACAACTTTAACAACGACCTTATATTTAATTTAAACAATGAAGGTCAAATATACTATTGGGTATACGATAATACTTTTTCTAATAGAGGGGTATTATTAAGTTCATTAGCAGGGTCAATTGCTGTACCTGCAAAAACTGAAAAGACATTGTTTGCTTCTAGCGGGCACTTACTGTGCTTAGGTGCTAGTGCATATAGCGAAACATTTGATGCAGGTGCTACTATTTCAAGTATTACAAGTTCTACAACGACAGCTACTGTAACTACTGGAAGTGCTCATGGATTAGCTACTAATGATTGGGTAAGTCTATCTGGACAAACAACAACTGCTTATTCAGGTACCTATCAAATTACAGTAACAAGCACGACAACTTTTACCTATACACTAGCAGCGGGTACTACATCTCCTGCCTCTGTTGCAGGAAGCTACCAAAGTATTAACTACTCAGTTGGCGCATTTGATCCAATGTTAATTAGATGGGCTGACGTTAATGCAGATATAGGTCCTAAACCGGAAGTTTGGAAACCAGAACTTGCCAATACAGCAGGGTTCTTATTTGTTAAAGAAGGTTCTAGAATTATTACCGGTGCTAATGTAAGACAAGAAACTCTTATATGGACAGACACATCACTTAGTACACTACAATTTTTAGGTACGGCTGAAGTGTTTGGATTACAACTTTTATCTAACGATACTAACATTATGGGCCCTAATGCATGGGCGAGTGTTAATAACAATATGTATTGGATGGGAACGGATAACTTCTTTGTATATGATGGTAGAGTTAATGTTCTTAAGTGTCCTTTACTACGATATGTATTTGAAGATATTAATAGAGAACAAAGTCAACTTGTTTATGGTGGTACTAATAAAGAATTTAATGAAGTCATATGGTTCTATTGTTCAGGTGGGACAACTCCTTCAGCTACAATTGATCGTTATGTAATCTACAACTATCGTGATGATATTTGGTATTATGGACAATTAAATAGAACTACTTGGGTAGATGCGGGTGTTAATCAATATGCACTAGCTACTTCAGGGGGGTATATATACTCACATGAGAATGGCCCTAACGATGGTCAACCTTTAGGTGCAGCGCCTTTAGCTATTAACTCATATATTGAGTCTGCCTTTATGGATATAGCTGATGGTGAGTTTTATATGTTAACAAAGCGTGTCATTCCTGATGTAGACTTTACTACATCACAAACTGTTAACCCTGTGACAGGAGCCACACTAACACCTGCAGTGGATATGGCAGTTGCAGTTAGTAAGTTTCCAGGAGCAGCAACACAAACTACAGATGCAGCAGGGGCAACACTAACTAGAGGTGTTACAACAAGTGCTACAACAATAGATCAGTATACTAATCAAGTATTTATAAGAGCACGAGGTAGACAAATGAACTTTAAAATATCATCAGATACTGTAGGTACACAGTGGCAACTAGGGGATACAAGAGTTGATGCTAAACCAGATGGACTAAGGGGATAATATGTCACACGTCGTACAACCTAAATCACCTAACTTAGTCTTACCTCCTATAGAGTATAGTGAAGACCAACAGAACCAACTACAGAATCAGCTAAGGTTATACTTTGCACAACTAGATAAAGCGCACTTAGATGAGATTAGAAACTTACACACTAACAATGTAATGCATTGGATGGGGATATAATGTCAGGTGAATTTCAAAATTTAACAGGACTTAGATTAGCACAAGCGGCAGTTACTGCATCTGCAGCCATTGTGTATGAAACACCTGCTAATACAAGAACTTATATTAAAGACATTATGGTAGCCAATACTACGGCCGGTTCACTTGATGTACAAGTATATATTGTTGCAAGTGGGGGTGCAGCAGCTACTTCTAATGCTCTTATATACAACAAAACAATAGCAACAAAAGAGTATTTACATTGGTCAGGATTGCAGATAACAGACCCCGGAGATACCATACAAGTTTTAGGCAGTTCAACAGGACTTACTATAACTATATCAGGAGCTGAAGCCGTATAAAACGGTTTATATATGGACATATACATGATATTATTAGACAATATAGAATGGGGTAATTTAAAGATTCCTCCTGTTAATCTTTATAATGCACCTAGGGTAAAATAATGAGCTATATAGACGAACACGTAGAATATCTAGGAGTGCATGAAGGAACTAAGGGTGGTTTGAAACGAGTTGAAGATTCGTCTAAGTCCGCAGCCCCCTATGGATTGGATAAGCCGCCTATTGATAGAAAAGATAAAGAATCAGATAAAGCATACGCAAAAAGAGTTTTACAGTATTTTGAAAAAGAAGCAATAAATACTTTAGGAGATGCTTATAGCAATGCCCCAACCGGAGTAAAACGGGCTGTTTTAGATAGTTATTATAATTCAGGGAAATTATATGACGGGCAGATTGCTAGTTTAAAAGGTTCAGATTATCCGGGGTTTGCTCAAAATACATTGGACATCGTTTCTGCTAACGATCCTAAAACAAATAGCTCAGGAGTATTAAAAGGTTTAGCTAATCGTAAAGCTGCAACTTATAATTTAATGGCCGCAGATGTAGGATTACCTTTGATAACAGGGGGTGAGTTAGCAGCCGTAGATGGGAAAGCAAGAATAATTTATAGTACGACTGAAGAGCCGTACACTTTTGATTTTCAAAGCCCTTTACATAGTGGGAGCAAACCGGGAGCTTTAAATGTAATAGCCCCTGCAACAAAAAAAGAAAAAGCACCTGGCGTTAGCCCTTTTGAATACCATAAGCAGGGGGCTGAGACAGAATCTCAATACGGCAAAGGTACAGAAAAACAATCTAACTTGAGCAATTATGAAAAGGCTCAAAACAAGGTGGCAAGTACAGATCTTAGCGGTATATATCCGAACCAGAACTTACCAAATGCACCACGAAATTTAGGGACGGTTGAGTTACCCCCTGATCAAACAATTACCCCTTACCGGGAAACTATAAAGGAAGACGTTACTGTGAGACCAGATCAAATAAGAGTAAATGAAGATGTTCAACTTACATCTATACCAAATGATGCTCGTCAATACTCTATAGGCGAACAACAAGAAAGAGCAAGGCGCAGTATGATGCAAGGTAACCGCCAAGATAGAATGGAAGACTATCAAGTGAATAGAGAATATCAAGAAGACTATCCTTATCTATATCCAAGAAACACAGGTAGCTATGCCTTACCTCAACAACAGGCAGCTCAAAGAATGATGGGTGGTTATGCTGAAGGTGGTACTGTTGATGAAGCACAAGGCTTAGCTTCTTTAGGTCGTGGTGGTGACTCAACTCTAGTACATATGCAACCACGAGAAGTAGCAGGGTTACAACAACTTGCTCAAGCTAATGGCACTTCACTTACACGTAACCCAATGACAGGATACCCTGAAGCATTTCAGATGGGGGGTCTCCTTAAAGGAGCAGCAACTCTCGCAGCCGGATACTTTACTGGTGGTGCTGGGTTTGGACTTGGTGCTCAAATAGCAGCAGGGGCAGCAACAGGTGCAGGTTTAGCAGCAGCTACAGGAGATGACCCAATTATGGGCGCAGTCTCTGGTGGTTTAGGTGGCATGTCAGGAGGTGGTTTAAATACAGCGATGATGGGTCCTTCTACGGCAACGGGTATGGCGGGAACTTCATCTATAGCTAATCCATTAGCGGGAGCTACTCCGATACAAGGAGCTGCGACTGGAACTGCAATGCCAGGATATTCATTCGGTCAGACACAAACACCTACTGTAGGCACTTCAGGGTTAGAAACAGGTGGAGGAGCTTTAGCAGATGGAACCATACCACAAACAGATGTTGTTAAACAAATTCCAAGCGGCGGAAGTAATAATCTTAATATACCTAGACAAGGAGCAGTAGATTTTTCAGGTAGTTTTAATCAAGGGATAGACCAAGTATATAGGAATTTAGGTACTGTTGACCCTACTACTGGGCTAATTAAAGACGCAAGTACAATGGAGGTTGCTAAAACATTAGGTTCCCCAATAGCAAGTATGGGACTAGGCGGATTAGAAGAAAGTGACTTTATGGTTAAACCTGATTTCAATGATCCTCGTGATGTATATAATCCAAGAAGTACATTAGATTTAAGTAGAGACACAGGAGTTAGTGAAGCAATGAGTCGTGATACAGGGCTACGATTATTAGCTCGTGGCGGTTATTTAGGTGGTGGTAATGTAGGAGATGGTATGAGTGATGATATCCCTGCTACTATAGAGGGAGATGAGCCTGCGGCTTTATCACAAGGCGAATTTGTAATACCAGCGGACGTAGTGAGTCATTTAGGTAATGGTTCTTCGGAAGCAGGCTCTAAGCAATTACACGCTATGATGGCCCGCATAAGACAAGCTAGAACAGGCAGAAAATCTCAAGGAAAAGAAATTAAACCTGGAAAGTATATGCCTAGATGAGCCAAGTCCATACGGTAGCGGCGGATAAAGTTGAAGAAGTGTGGGATGAAGTTAGACCTTTATTGAATAAGGCATTTCTTAGTCACACTGATGTTGATTATGGGATAGAGTACTTAAAAGTAGAATTAGTTAAAGGTAAACAGCTCTTGTTTTTAGTTGTAGAAGATGAGAAAATAATCGGAGCTTACACTGTAGATATTATAGATTATGAGAATCACCGAGTAGCTTTTACTACATGCATGGGTGGCAGAAAAGTATTTAATAAAGATACTGTTAAACAATATGAAGACTGGGCGAGGTCACAAGGAGTCACTAAAATAAGGGCTTATGCAAAAGATGCACAAGCAAGGTTGTTTAAATTAAAAATGGGATTAGAGCCCGTAATGCACGTTTTGGAGAAAAGATTATGATTAACAAAAGAATATACACAGACTGGAGGGACTTCTAATGGGCGGCGGTGGCGGTGGCGGAAAGACAGAAACTACAGGAACTACTTATCAGTCTAACTTACCAGAGTATGCAAAGCCATACTATGAAGAGTTATTAAAACAGACGGGTAAGGAGATATATGAAACAGATGCTAGTGGAAAAGCTATTGGCGTTCAAGGGTTTACTCCGTATACGGGTGACCGACTAGCGGGGTTTACTGACCAACAAAAAACATTACAAGGCCAAGTAGCTGGATTAACCCCTACAGCAGGAGGTTATACTACGGGCGCTGCAAATGTAGGTACCGGCGTTGATTTAGGATTAGGTGCAGCGACCACAGGAATAGGCAGAGCTTTAGCGTATGACCCTTCTGCAGTTAAAGATTTAGGTATGTCTGATAGAGCAGTGTTTGATGCGGCTACAGCTGCAAAATACAAAGATCCTTACCAAGCTAATGTCACAGATATGCTCAAAGAAGACGCTAGGCGTGATGCAGCTATTTCTAAATCAGGTAGAGGTATGGGTTCTATAGGAAGGGGTACTTTTGGTGGGGGACGCCAAGCTTTAATGGAAGGACAAGCAGATAGAGACTTACAAACACAATTAGCTAAAATTGGGTATCAAGGTGAGCAAGACGCATACAAATTTGCAGCCGATCAATTTGAAAGAGACCAAGCACGAACTTTAACAGCGGACCAAGCTAACCTTCAAGCCGATATGGACGCACGAAGAATGGCTCAAGCAGGGGAACAGTTTGAAGTAGGAATGGATAAAGACTTAGGCTTAGCTGGATTAGAAGCGGGGCTCACAGGGGGTAAAACACAAGCAGCTATTGCGGGCGATCAACGACTAACTGAACTTAAAACCTTATTAGCGCAGGCAACAGACGCTGACGAAATTCAAAAACTAAATCAAGAAATACTTAGTCTTGAGTATCAAGAGTTTAAAGAAGCTGAAAATTATGAGAAGAACCAGTTGCAATATATGAGTGATATTCTTCGAGGTAATGCAGGTGCATTAGGTTCTACCAATGTTCAATACGCAGCAGCTCCTAGCTTAGCTTCACAGATTGGTGGTGGTGTCGCAGGTATTGCCGGTCTATATGGCGCTATGAGCGGAGGACAAGGCTAATGAGCATTAAAAATATAATTCAACAGGAAAATGATTTGCAGGAAATGTCTCCGCGATCATTAGCTAACTATCTTAATAATCCTACTGGTCAATATAATCCTTACCTTGTCGCAGGAGAGTTACAGCGCAAAGAAGCATTTGCTCAAAGACAAATGACAGAAGTTCCTCAAGGAACAGTAGTAGACGAGTTAGTAGCTACTGCCGCACCTATGGGTGGAATGCCTATGGGTGGAATGCCTATGGGTGGAATGCCTATGCCTAGACCTGAAGAAATGGTAAGTGAAAGTATTACTGAGACTGGGATTTCTAATTTACCTGCACCAAACATAGGACAGAACTACGCAGACGGTGGTATCGTTGGATATGCTGAAGGCACTTTAGTTGGAGAAGATGACATATTACAATCGGGAGAGTTTAGATATGAAGAAATGGGTCCAGAAAATGAAAATTATGAAGCTTATTTAGAAGAAGTAAGAAAAATACCAGAGCCTTCATTTAGTGGTATAAATCAAATGAAAAGAAATGAAATGATACAAAAAGTAAAAGATAAATATAAATCTCCTTACAAAGAAAAAATAGACGCAATTGAAGCAGAAAATACAGGCGGATTTTATTTTGACCCTAAAACATCTTCAGGATTTAATCCTTTGCGCGGGATAGATTTCCGTCAATATACTGACCAACAAAGAGAAGATTTAAAGTATCTTAGAGATCAAGAAGAAAAATATTATACGGGCAAGTCTGATATTCAAAACAAACTTAAAGAACAAAAAGCAATAAAGGCGGCAGAAGAAGCAGAAGCTAGAGGTTTAGCGGCACTTAAAGCTTCAGAAAATAAAGCAAATTCTAGGGCAGAGCGCGATGCATGGTTAGCGCTTGCAATGGGTGGTGCTAAAACTATGGCCGGACAATCACCGTTCGCATTAACTAATATTGGTGAAGGTCTAGGTGCAGGTATTGGGGCACTTTCACAAAGTGATGCAAATGAAAGAGCTAGAGTAGATGCACAACGAACTGCTTATGAAAAATACATGTATGACATGAATGCTAACCAAAGACTTTCAGGCAAAGAGTATGCTGATTTAATAACAGATATACAAGCTACTGTCGAATACCGAAATCTATTAGAGCAAAAAGCAGAACATTATAATATAGATATAGACGACCCAGATTATCAGTTACTTATTAAAGCAACTATCCGAGAACTGCTACCTCTTTATGGTAACTCTGGCGCTTCTAATTCAACAATAGTTAATGGTAAAACTTTTAGCGGTGTCTAGGGTATAATAGGACATGCCTATTTACGAGACAACATTGCCTGATGGACAACCTTTACAAGTTATAGGACCACCAGGCGCTACACCTCAAGAAATTTCTCAAGCAGCGATTCAGATTGCTAGTCAACAAACACCCCCTCCAAGTACCATTACTCCTAACTACACTTTAGGTAGAGCAATTACTGGCGGGTGGGATACCGGCGTAGAGCGAGTTAAGTCTACCTTTGGTGACGTTATTCCTGCAATGGCAGCGAATGCTTTAGGCTTTGAGGACTACGCTAAACGGCAAATGGAAGAAGCAAGGCGTTCTGAAGAAAAAATAGCGAGGATGTATACCCCTGAATTTGAGTCTTTTAAAGACGTAGATAGTCTAGGTGGAGCTGCTCGTTTTGTTGCGGGCACAATAGCAGAACAAGGTCCTAATTTATTAACCATGATTGGGTCGGGTGGGGTACCTGCGATAGGCGCAAAATTAACCGCTAAAAAGTTTGCACTTGAATTAGCTAAAAAATATCCTAAGATGCCTACTGAAGAAATTATTAAACGCGTAGCTAAAAGACAAGGGCTCGCTCAAAATGTAGGTGTGTTTTTAGGTTCTTACTCTCTTAATGCTCCTGAAGTATTTAATAATATATATCAAGAAACGGGCCAACTAGAAACAGGCACATCATTACTATTTGGTGCAGCTGCCGCTTCATTAGATTCTGTTCTTCCAGCCACGATGCTTAAAAAATTAACTCCTATTCAAAAAACAGACATAGCGGGGGCACTCCTTTTAAAGTCTGGGGCTAATCCTTCTTTAGTTAATAAAGTATTTACTGGTATGGCAAAAGGTGCAGCGACTGAAGGTGTGACTGAAGGAATGCAAGAAGCTATTAGTATTAGTGCTGAAAACTTTGTTGCCGGTAATCCTCAAATCTTTGGTAGTGAAGACTGGGACCGAATTATGGAGTCAGCAGTAAGAGGCGCAATAGCCGGTGGATTCTTCAGAGGAGTAAGTTCTCCGATTGAAGGCAGTGAGTCTGAGTCTTTATTAAACACTTTAGATAAACCAACAGGTACACCTGGTTTAGATACAGGCGACGTAGACTTAAACACAGGTGCTGAACTAGGTAAAAATATAGCGAAAGGAACTCAAGGAGAATTGTTAGGGGTAGAGTTAAATGCAATGTTCAAACGAAGAAAAGAGGCGGCGGACATACAAGGGCTTACAATAATTAAACCAGATATTCAAGAAGAATTTAAAGAAGCTATAAAAATATCAGAAAAAATGATAGAAGGGCAAGCTGTTAGTGTTAGAGAAGTTTTTAATTACAACCCTAAAACTAATAAATGGACAAAAGTAAGAGAAGAACTTGTAGCAGAAGCCGTGAAAGAGGTAGACGACGATGATGAGGCAGATATAGAACTTCCATATGAAGGGTTTAGACCTCCAGAAGGTATGACAATTGAAGAAGGTATAGCGTATTACAATGGGCTAGATGAAATAGAACAAATTAATTATGAACCACCACAGGAGACAATCCAAGATGAACCCACAACTATTGATGCCGTTGACAGAAATAAAATTATTAGAGGAAGCGATGCGTTACCTCTCGAATCCGCTACCGGCGAAACTGCCGCCGAACTTGGAAGTCCTGTCGGAGGAAAAGTGGAAGTCGATACTGGTCCTGTTTCACCAACTGGAGAGCGAGCGGATGTCGTCAATCCTGCATTAGAAGAAACAGTTGAAGAAGCTTGGGAAGAAATGTCTATATCGGAGATTCCTTTTGCTAAACTAAGTTCTGAAAATAAACAACGCTTAAGAGAGGCAAAAGAAGATGGAGAACTGACGGGACAACTTGTAGATCAAATTGATGGGGAGCTAGGGTTTCAAGAATCACGAACTGCTCCCCCTAAAACGTATACCTTTGAAGGCAAACCTACACAACAAACTACAAAGAAAGTAAGACCAATTATTAAAGACGCGGTAAAGGTTGATGCGCTACGAGTACAATTTATGGACGTTGATGCAGCAGATAATTATCAAGGACTTGGAGACTCTTATAATAATGCTAGGTCTTTAGAAGAAGCGATAAATCAAACTTCGGCGTATACAGATGAGTATATAATCAAAGAAGCTGAGCATCTATTAGATAAAGAGGTAGAGAATCTAAAAGACTTTGCGGGTCAAGAAAAAGATTTTGCTCTAGACGTAAAAAATCTTCAACGTGAAATAAAACAACTAGAAAGATTTATAAAAAAATATAAAGACGTTAAGCCCACACAAGAGCAAACTCAAACCGCTACACCTGCCCAAGACAACATACAAGAATCACGAACTGAAACAGAAGGCACAGGACAAACTGCAGCGACAGTATTAGCAGACCTTGTAAAAGAGTTTGGTAACAACATTAATAAGATGATAGAAAAAGGTAAGTTAGTTATTGTAGACAACGTAAGTCAACTGCCTGCTAACATTACTATGTCTTCAACGGCTAATGGAGCCTTTGATAATAACTCAGGCATATCTTATTTAGTAGCTGACCGTATACAAAAAGGTCAAGGGCGTCGCATATTATTACATGAGATAGGTGAGCATTATGGATTAGAGAAAATGGTAGGCAAAGACTACATGCCTCTACTTAACCGTCTCAAAACATTAAGAAAACAAAACGCAGATATAGATGCGCTCTTTGGTGAAGTGCAAGAGCTGTACCCAGAATTTGAAGTAGACAGTAAGCCTTTCTTACAAGAGGTCATGGCTAAGCTAGGCGAAAAATCTCCTAACAACACATTGTTTAGACGCATGGTAGGTGCAGTCAAAAACTTTTTACGCAGGTTGGGGATATACGACGTCAATCGTTTTAGCGACGTTGACATACAAGACATGATCTTAAACTCTTTAAGAGTTTCTCTAGCAGAGAATACTGGTAAGTCACTGGCATCAAGTACATCAGATACTCCAGCTGTACAGATGTCTAAAAATGTAGAAGCTACAGCAGAACGACGAGAGCAACAACGTGAATCAGTTTCGCCAAAAAGTAAAACAACTCAAGAATCAAGAGTAGATAATAAAAACATTCAGTTCTCTAAAGAGAATCCTCCAGGTGGAGTTAACCCTACACAAGACAATGCGTTGTTTAAATATGCAGGTGACTTGCAACAGAAACTACCTCTTCCTACAAAAGATTACATAGATGGTGTTTGGCAAAAAGTTTTAGAATTACCTACATGGATTAAAAAAGCCTGGACCGGTATGTTAGGTCTACAAGCTATGGTTGATTTGTATGATAAGTATTTACCAAGCATTAAAAAACTTATGAACACGTTAGAACGCCGTGCGGCAGAAGTAGAGACCACACGTGCAGAAGTAGATGTCTTAGGTAATTTAGGTATGGATGTTATTCAAGGAAAAGAACGACGACTTATTGACTACGACGAAAAAACTGGACAAGTTAAAATAGATGATAACGGGCAAGTTGTTCTGACAGATAAAACAACAAGTAGAAAGTATACAGATGGGCAGTTAAAAACTTGGGAGCAAACGACTTACAAACTTTCAGAACGAGATATTGACCCAAGAGATCAAGCTAATTTTACTGATCCTGACGTAATAAAGTTTTTTAATTTACCACCAGAGCTTCAAGCATTATCTATAGCATACACTGAAAAGTTCGAGCAATACGGCAACAACTTGTTAGACGCATACAAAACTGCGGCAGAAAAAGCTGTTCAAAAAGATGAGACTGCTCAAGAAGTAGTGGAAAGAGTAGTAAAAGAATTTACTGAAAACAGATTAAAGTTTTATCATCCGTTTAGACGACGTGGGGATTATGTTTTATCTTACGTCTCAGAGAAAGATTTAGCTGAACACAATGAAATCATGGAGCAAATAGAAAACTCTGATGAGTCTAAGGATCAAAAAGCATTTAGAAAAGCACAAGAGTTTAAGAGGTATCAACCTTTAGTTCAAACTTCAAGGTATGAAACTAAAGCGGCGTATGTAGAAGCGGCTATTCGACAAGAAAGCGCTGACGGGATTACTGTACTAAAAGCAGAAATAGATCCTGAGAATAAATCATTTAGAGTAAGTGGTGAAGGGGCTGTTGGCATAATGCAGGAAGTAACAAGCATTTTACAAAAAACAGATGAAGAGGGAAAACCTGTAGTAGACGAGGCTGTGATTAAAGAAGTGGCTGGGTTATTTTTAGATGCTCTTCCGTCTCAATCAATTAAGCAACAGTCACGCCAAAGAATTGGTACAGGGGGTTACATAGAAGACGTAGTAGGTGGCTTTATCGATCTAGGTGCACGTATGGCAACTCAAGTTGCTAACCTAAAATATATTCCAGAGATTAATGAAAATATAAAAGACGTTGGTACTGAGAACGCTACGATGCAAGCAGATTTAGATCCCACCAATCCCAAAGACGCTTCCTTACAAACTTCGCTTAGTTCAGTTGTGGAAAGACTTGAAGACTCTAAAAGTTTTTTTCATAACCCTGTAGCCGGCCCAATATCTTCTAGGTTTGCTTACTTAAGTTATCTTACTTCTATTGCTGGTAATGTGTCTTCTGCATTGGTTAACGCCACTCAGTTAGCTATTATTGTCTACCCAACACTTGTTGCAGAGTATGGGTTTGGTACAGCTAATAGAGTAATGGGGCAAGCTTTTAGTTATTACTTTGGTGGTGGCAAAGATAGTAACCGAGGTTTTTTACCAGATCAATCTTTTGGAATGAAAGACGGTAAACTACGAACAGATTTACCAGAAGACTTACAACAGCTTTACAAAACCGGAATAGATAATAGTGTGTTTCGTAGGGGTGTAGGATATGAACTTACTGAAATGCGTAAGACAAATGCTAAAGACTTTGTGGGTACTAAAGCTAAGTTTGATGCATTAATGGGTTGGATGTTTCAAAATACAGAACGAATGAACCGAGAAGTAACTTACATCGCTGGGTATTTAGCGGCTAAAGAGAAAGGTGATTCCTTTGAAGTGGCTGAAGAAAAATCACGAGAGTTTACTCGTAGGTCACATGGTACTGCGCTTCCTGAAATAGGCCCTAAATTCTTTCAACAAGATTTTGGTAAAGTAATGTTCACCTTTAAACGTTACGGTCATGCAATGCTGCATTTACTATTTAAAGCGTTTAACGATGCTTATCGAGGGGAATCTAAAGAAGTAAGAAACATAGCGAGAAAACAAATACTAGGTATCTACGGTGCTTCGTTTACTTTTGCAGGATTACAGGGGGTACCGTTATACGGATTTACTCAAGCGTTAGCAGAAATGATGTATGCGATGTTTGGTGATGAAGATGAGCCTTTTGATTTTGAAGAATCTACACGAGAAATATTTGGAGACATAGGATACCGGGGCCCACTTAATAAACTACTTAATGTGGATATTGCATCGCGTACTGGGTTTGCTAACTTAATTTGGCGAGAAGATCCACGTCGTATATCTGAAGTTGGACTTATGCCGTATGTATTAGAACAAGGTTTAGGACCTTCCTTCTCTTATGGTCTAAGCGTTAATCGAGGATTACAGGATATGGCACGGGGTAATATATATCGCGGCATAGAACAGACTCTACCGGCCTTTGCACGTAACCCTATGAAAGCCATAAGGTATGCTACCGAAGGAGCAGTGAACAGAAAAGGTGCTGAAATAACTCCGCTAAATCCACTTGATGGATTCTTACAAATCTTCGGGTTTACTAATGAAGACCTCTCTTTACAGTATGCGCGTAATCAATCAATGAAACAAGCAGAGAAAAACTTTAATGCTAGACGTTCTGGTCTTTTAAAAGCAGCTTATTTAGCCCGCAAGAACGGCGACTTTGATATGATGAGAGAAGTGCAAAGTAAGATAAATGATTTCAATAGAAGCACCATAGGGAGCGCGAACCCTATTACCGGATCTTCTCTAAAACGTTCTTATAAAACTACAGAAGACTCATTGAATAATAGCGTTGGTGGTATCACTCTTGGCAAAAGAATTGAAAAAGTAATTCGGAAAGACATGGGTAGCTAGCTAAGCATCCACGTTCTAACCCCCATCAAGTCTCCCTCTACTACTACTAACGATTTTACTCTTACCTTTGCTCTTTTAGCCCCACTTTCAATCGCATACAAAAGATCCGGCGCTTTTACTGTGGGAATAAAAAAACTATCCCCTGGTTCCATAGATGAAAACGGCAACACCCATTCAGGATCATTGTGTAGCCGCATTTTTTATCTCAACTTTTGCACCTAATGTACTTATTGCAATTTTATACACTGACGTAGCTGCTTTAGAAACGTCTTGCCATCCGGCCGTCATGCGTTGTTTTACACCCGAGCCCGCCTCAATATCTACTCCTAACTGTTTCATTTGGTAGACAAACTCTTTAGTACTTATAGTAAGCTCAGCTAAATGCTGATCAAAGTCTCGTTTAGATAAGTAAATAAAGTTTTTATCGTGGTCTATACGAATAGTAAGTTGTCTATCAGGGGCCGACTCCATCTTACCATCTCTAAATACAAGTTGCTTATCTAGATTAGTATTCATATAAGTATCTAAAATATCCTCATAATCTTGATCATTAATTTTAACTACTTCATCCCTGATAGTAATCATCTCACCAATAATAAATTTATAAATTCTTTCAACATCTATTGTTAAAATATTAGCCTCATTTACAATCTCTCCTGCAGTCATAGTCACGGCTACTAAATTTTCATAAAAACGATATGCAGTATCATTACCAAAATCTTCTACAAAACGTTGTTCCCATTTAGCAAGATTAGCTTTAATCTTAGGTGTATCGCCAAAAGCATAAACTGCTTTTACAAAATCAGGACCGGCCCACCCATAGTCAGAGTTAAATACATCAAAGATTTCTTTTCCAATACGGGCATCATCCATAAATGCTTTAGGTTTTCGGACTGTAAATTCAATCAACCTAGCCGCCTCTCCATTAGGGTTAGCCCTAAGCTGTTTTAATTTATCAATCAATGAGTGATTAGAGGTTAGTATTGCTATCACAGATGCAGGTGCTTCTACGTTACGTTCTTGGTTAGTTGATGCTTGCATCCTAAGCTTTGCTTTTCCTGAAGATACGCCTAAAACAAAATCAGAAATATGATATGCGCTCCTATTGCCTACTTCATCCCACCCTACAGGTAAGCTGTGCAGTGTCAAAAATCTTTGTTGTAAAGCTAATGGGGTAGTAGTCGTGGCATATACATTTTCCGGTTCTCCCCATATACTAGTCGCCGCTTTCAATGCGCCTGTTTTAGCTGAACCTGATTCTCCTGTCAAAGAAATAGCAACCCCCGCAGTAGAAGAAAACTCCATTAAGATAGAACCAAAACCACACAGCATAGTAAACATATGCATCTCTAATCCATGTTGATTAAGCTTTTGTGCCGCAGCTCGCCAGTTTGCATAGGTGCCGCTCTGCGTTAAGAAGGGGGCAATAGTTTGAGCCAGGTTAGAAATAGGGGTGTCTTTCTCCGTACCATCCCTTCTTAATTCCTTTCTCCCTAAAACAAACGAACTCTTGTCTTGATTCCAACCCATCTGATCATACATGGTGTCAAGCTTACCCTTGCGTTGCATATCTGTTGCGTAATCTATAAAATATTTCATAATGTAATCCTCTTGTTGTTTAGATTGATAATAAATTCCCTGACTTGTTAATATTTTTCTTAGCTCTGTAGGGTCGTATACTGTCTTCATGGGCAAAATAAATTCTAATAGCCCATCATGCGGGTGGTACACATTAACGAGTAAACAGTTTTTATCTATAGAGCTTTTTAAATGTTTGACTACAAGCATTTCATAGTCGTATATTAGTATCTGATCCTCAAAAGACGCCCCTCCTTTTTTATCGTGTACTGTAACAGTCCTGTATACCCCTCCATGATTTTTCCCTATCCAATAGCCTTTATCGTCTAAAGTTTGAGGTAATCTGTTTTTCTCTTTTTTAGGTATTGTAATAACCTCACCCTCTATTGCAGCTGCCTCAACCACCTCTGCTTTGATGGGCACCTTACATAACTGCAATGGAGTAGAAATCTTCTTCCAATGAGGACACTTCGTACAAATGCCAGGGTTGTTATTATCTATGTCTGCACATGTGTGAGGTTTACCTTGAGTGGATAAAGATTTTTCTTCTGTCTCTTCATAGGAGTATCCCGGATGATCTTTGGATAATATATGAACCCATTTGTCTCGGTCTACAGAGTTTTGAATAAGTGATATAACTCGCCACCACACAGGTTCGGGTGTGCTCTTAACATTATCAATATAGTATTTTACTTGAGCACATCCTTGATCATTTTCTTTAACGCTGTTTTTTAATAACACCTCAAACTTGTTTTCAATATTCCCATACTTTAGTTTCTTTTCTTCTTCAGTAAAACTCTGATGTGTCACTAGCTCTTCAAGCGAAACTTCTTTACTCTCAATGCAACTCATAATACGTTTGAGTTCGTATACAGGTGCATCCTTTAGTATCAAGGTAGGTCTGGGAGGTTCTGATTTATAATTGTTTGTGTCAGGGCATCTTAAGATGCGCGCTGAGTCTGCAGTTACAGAAGGATCAATCTTTAATCCCATACTCATACAAAACTTTTTAAGTCTTTCAGCTAAAGGTTTCCATTCTTCCCCTGTAATCTGATGTTTTAAAAACCAATACACGTGAATGCCATTACCACTATTTACAATAGCAGGCATGGGTAACTGGGTCTTCTCAATAAAATCACCTAGCGCTAGTAGTGCTTCTTTTTGAGATGCGTATTCTTTATTCTCACCTACATCTAAATCAAGATAAAAAGATTTAATAAATTTAGTACGAGCCGCTTCACGCTTTTGAGTTTCAAAAGTGCCCATAGCAATAAAAGTATTGTGGTGTTCTTTGTACTTGTCTATTAAATTGACGGCTTCATCTAGAGTTTGTGCGAATGCTTGATTAAAAAGTTTTGTGTTTGGTTTATTATAAGCTATGCAATAAATACCTTCATCGGGTAATGCTTTGCTATAAAATTCGTTTAACATATTTGCCTTTACTTTTTTAGTCGACAAGACGCCCCCACACTAATGTGCGGTTTTTTAAAACCTTCGGAGCGTTATCTATTCTACTCTTATCGGATTAATCTTCAACCCCTAATTTAGGGACTATTTTAGTATTCAAAAATTCTTTAGCTAATTTTAAATGCGACAACGGTAGAGTATCTGTATGATTCTCAAACTGATCGTCCCACGCTTCATTAAGTGCTTTTAAAAATTTTTTAATTTTAATACAGTTCTTATCTCTAATAGGAGATCCTCGGAACCAACTATGAATAGTCATCCGAGACACCTCAAAAACTTTAGCGACTTCAGTGATAGGAAGGTCTGCATTTACACAGGCCTTCGCTAACTGAACTCCGGGTCTATCTTTGTCAAAAGTATTAAGCTCTATTAAAAACTCTGGGCTATATTTTTTTGGCATAGTTATTCCTCTGCAAACTGTTTAAGAATGTCTGACAAATCGTCAGCGGGTTTCGGCGGTATCTTACCGTCAGATCTAACTACTGGCTCGTCTTCTTTAACGACAGGCGCTTCTTCTGTAGCTGTCACCTCTTCAAAAGTTTCTACCGCTTTATGTTCATAGCCGGCAACAACCTCAAAGCCAAAACGATCAGCGCTACCTGAGCCACCCTCAACGTACTGAATAACTTGAACGGCTCTAAGTCTTAAAGCGACTCCGGCGCCAATCAAAGGGGTGTAGTATGCGGCAACTGAACCATTTACTTTTAACTCCGAGCCACCCCAAATATTACTGTCTATCATAGGGATACCCTTAGCATCAAAGATAGCTGGCTTGTACGCTGCTTTTGATTTAAACTTAAGTATGATGTTACCAGTAGGTTGACCAGCATCATCAAGCTCTTCGGAAAATGGAGGGGGTGCTTTCTTAATTTCAGCCCCCTTCGCTTTCTTAACTTCTTTTTCATAGTTCTCAGCATACACTTGATTAATTAATTTTAACGCAGGTAATGCCTCTTCTTTGGCTATAATAAGATTTACTTTATAGTCGCCCTCTTCCGAAAATTTAGTATCCGGTTTAGATAACCAAGGGTATTGCGCAACACCTTGAGGTGTTGTAAATGTTACAGGCTGTTGAGCCATAGTCATTCTCCTTATTTACTAGTTGGTTTACGTACAGTTATTTTAAACTCTCTCATCGTACTGATACCAGGAGGGAGTCCCTCCTCCTCTCGTGTACTTAGAAACTCCTTAAAGTTTGTCTGACTAATGCGTTGCTGTAATAACTCTAAAGCTTGGTTTTCTAATACATAAGTTTTAAAGTTATCCCAATCCCCACATATGTAGTTTTCTTTAAGGGTTTTAATAATTGTACCGCTTTCGGTGCGTAATGTTTCTGCACCAATGTCATCACAAGTTTCTAGCATGGCACTCTCCAATCTACTTATCTGATCTTTAAGTTCGCTATCTTCTTGCTGATATTTCTTAGCTAACTTATCTCGCTCTAATCTAATAGCCAAATAAGCTTTCACTAAGGAATTTACTTTTACTCCACTCATAGTCCTATCTCCTCTCTATTAATTTTTGTATTTAATTTAAGTCCCCAATCATCCAATGTATACTTAATGTCATTTAAAGTCTTTCTACCTAGGTTAGGTGCCCTCAATAACTCCCTTTCGCTCTTTTGAATTAAGCTACCAATAGTATAAATCTCTACCCCTTTAAGACAATTCGACGTTCTAACATTCATGTTTAAAAAATAAATGTCATAAGTTACAAGTTGATTCCCGAACGGAGTTGTATCATTATTACCATCTTGTAACTCTTTTTTTAACCCCCTTATCTCTTTGCGTTTTTGTTTCCAAACTCTTTGAGCTCGCTGTCGTCGCTCAACTGCTTGTATGATGCAACGAACTCTTGAGCCAGACAAATTATATTTAGCTCCTAGTTTTTTAAGTGTAATTTCTCCCCTATCATATTCTTCTTTAATCTGCTCATCTCTTTTTACCCCCAATAATTTTTTCTTTTCGCGCGCATCAAGAGATGCTTTTCTTTTTACCCACTGCGCATGTTTTATTTTCTCAGTTATTGCTTTTGTTTCTTCATAATATTTGTTCTTTAAGTCTGTTCTTTCCCTTTCTAATTTCTCTATTTTATTCATAGTCCTATCTCCTCTCTGTATAAATCAACTAAATTCATATGCCTATCTACTTTACCTTGTAGCATTGCATACATCCTTTTTTCAATGGCCGAACCCTGTAAGTGTACTACTGTCATCTTGTTTTTTTGTCCCACTCGATCAATCCGCGCTATACATTGTATGTAGACTTCAACACTCATCACGGGAGACCAAAATACTACGGTGTCTGCGCGAGTAAGTGTAATGCCATGTGCTACGGTTTGTGGTTGCAAGACCAAGACTCTTGGGTCATCAGCGTTTTGAAACTCTTTAATAATCTGTGTACGATTGTGAGCCGATACACTCCCATGAATAATTTTAGTGGTGATGTTATTCGCTTCTAAATGTTGGGCAACTATATCTATGGTGTGTCGGTACGGCACAAACACTATGAGTTTATGCGCTGTCTGTTCTATAGTATCCACAAGCTCTTTAAGTCTAGGTTTAATATCAAACTGCACAACTTGGTGGCCGTCAGTGTATACTGCTCCACCAGAAATCTGTAACAATTTTGTCATAGCCGCAGCTGCATTTACTGAAGTTATCTCTTGCCCGGCTGCTTCAATGATCATATCTTTCTTCAATTTCTTGTAGTATCTTTCTACTTGTGGCGTAAGTGGTATCTCTCTTGTTTGATAAGTTACGTCGGGTAAATCAAGACAATCATTTTTAGCGAAACGTATAGCGGGCTGCAAGGCATTAAACACTAATTCTTGGCTATTCTTTTTGGGCATCCATTTAAACCTAGTAATCTGATTCATAACTTTGTCACGCCACGCTGTTTTAAATTTAGGTACACGGTGGGGGCATACGAGTCTGGCTAAACCGAACGCATCTTCTGGAGATTGAGATGCCGGAGTCCCGGTCATCATCCATAAACGAGTCTCAGGCTTAAGTATTTTAGCTAATGTTTTCCACCGTTTAGTTGTCACAGACTTGTAAGCATTGGCTTCGTCTACCACAACCAAGTCAAAGTTGGCATCCGCTATATCCTCTCTAACAATGTTTACCCCATCATAATTAATGATTACAAATTCGTACTGAGTATTACTTATAATAGCGCGACGATCTTCGGCAGAACCGTAAGCTACCCCGGGAGTTCTGTGTATACAAGTGTTGTATATATCATTCCTCCACGCAGATGTCATGATTGATAGTGGACAAATTACCAAGACTCTTTTAATCTTGCCTTCATTCATTAAGTAATCAGAAGCCCATAACACACTAGAAGTTTTACCGGTGCCGGCTTCATTAAAACAAAACGCTCTACGGTTTATACTAAAAAATTCCGAAGTAACTTTTTGATGATCGAAAGGTTGAAATCTTCCTGACCATTTATAGTCACGAGTAATAGGTGAAGGTGGGAATTTTTTAAAGTTTAATAAATCAGATAATAACGTCATCTCATCTAGACCCCATCGAATAACAACGTCAGACATTGTCTCGCCGGTCTCTAAAACTTTAAATTTTTTAATGCGCCCTTGTATCGCGGGCACCACTGCGTTTGGCACCATTAACTTAACAGCTACGTTTTCTAGTATTTCCATAATGTCCTCTCATTGAAATAACAGTATGGACGCTATTTAAATACAAGTCAAGCTATATTTTATTTATTTGCTAGGTATTGTCTGTTTTTTATTGAGCTATCTGAATTTCTTTTGAACGATCGGTTTTTAGATTTTGATTGAACTGTGTAACCGTCTTTGTTGCTACCACCTTTTGATAGAGGTTTTTTGTGAGCTAAATCTTTACCCTCTCTCTTATCTGCCACACCATTGCCGTTAGCGTCTTTACCATTCTTATCTACTTTGCGTCTAAGCTTTTGGCGCTCCATACGATTGGGGTGTTCTTCGCGATTCTTTTGCTGCTGATACTCTTTCTTATAAGGCCTTTTTTTATTTACATACGCCATGATTAGCTACCTCTTTACACCAAAAAATAAATTCTTCTACTTCCATGTTACCCCGAAAGGAGTTCACGGCTCTACAGACTATCTGTATATTATCGTAATTATACTCTTTTCCCGCATGAATTCTATCTATACTTGCATTGGTCTGCATAACTTTTCCTCGCACTCGGATGCACGTAAGTTCTATTCCAGACAACACACATTTATAATCTTGCCCAGCCACTTTGTATATTAACTGATCAACAGTTAAGGGAGAGTCTTTCTTTTTGGACAGTAAGTGTTTAAAGTAAGCGGCCCAATCGTTGTTCATCCTTTGGTATCGACGATTAACTTTGTTTACGTCCCGACATTTTTTAGAGCATGTCAAATACTTTGGGTGAGTAGTAGTAAATTTATCCCCACAAACAACACAGGCAGCCCGTTTTTTATGCATTAACGTCTAGGCTTATGGTGTTCGCATGTCTCGACAGGACACCATCCGCACAGTGGCGTAGGGTTAGGTACCCATTCATCTTTATCATAAGACATTGTTAGCCGATCTAACGGTTGTTCAAAGGATCTCCAAGCTTTATGTATGCCGTCTCTAGTATACGACTCTTGAACAAAACTATTTTTCATACAAAATAATAGTCCGGCTTTTATCTTATTAACTTCAGGGAAACAAACAAACGCCATGAGTGCCATGAGTTTTAATTGTTTAGTGTCTGGGTATCTATTCGACCCCGTCTTGTAATCAATGATAAAAGCTTTGTCACCATCTACAATAACCAAATCGGCTATACCTCTTACCCATCTGTTGTCGTCGTCAAAATCACACTGCTCCATCTTTCTAGTTAAGGCCATTTTATATTCGGGGTATTTAACTCCGGGTATAGCCACCAACGTGTCTACCATTTTCTTAAAGCGCATATAGTTTTTAGCTAGAGGTTTACCATCTCTGACATAAAGTTCTAGTGCTTCATGCACTTCCTTACCATAAATAGTTTGAGGCGTATCTACGAATGAATAGTTCTTTAATATTCTTACCTCTTGGTATTTCTTAGGGCAATTAATATATTCTTTTAGGGAGGAAAAACTCCATGTAAAATCACTCATTATCTAACTATCTCCACTTCAGATTGGGTTTCTATCCAAACATGTGCACCACATGATAGTGGTTTGTTTGGGCTATATACTACTTTAGAGTCCCCTCTTATAATGACCTCTGAAGCGTAGGTATTGCTCTTGTATGTCTTAACAGTCAATACAGGTTCTTCTGTGCTGTGCTTTCTGTTTGACTTTATAACATGTTGATTAACATGGACAATTGTTTTCAATGGCCTTGTCCCCTGTATTTTTTATAACTCGCTTTAAAACTTTTGTTCATGGATGAAGTCTTTCTAATGTGTCCCCCTTGCTGTGTTCGTTTATGAGTTGGCGTGTAAGTTTGGGCAACGTTCCGTTTTACTTTTCTTGGCATTAATTATTTTCCTCGAATATTTGGGTATGCTAAATTTATTATTTTGGGGTTTATTTCTTTAAATTTGTTGTGAAGCTGCTTTGTTTCTTTTTTACTACAGCCAAGAATGTAAATGTATTTATGTTTGGTGGGTGATGGACGCTTATCACAACAGTTTTTATGACTTTCCCTTTCGTTCTTTAATCTCGTTGCGATGTCTTCTGGTATGGTGTGCCAATTTACTTTTCTATAGTTTTTCTTTTTGCCAATCATCTTATACCATTCAGGTTGCCATTCAATTTCTAACTTTTTTGCATAACGTACAATTTGACTTCGGTCAGCAAAGCCGCTACTTCCAAACCAACCACGTTTTGGGTTGTTGGGGTCTAAATATTGACTTCCAGCACCAAATTTCTGTCCTAAATAAATAAAATTACAAGCTTGATAAATGGTTCCTAGCTCCTTTGCCTCTGGGTCTGAATAAGCTGAAAATGCTCTAAATTCTGTATTTTTTACCATATATTTAATTGAATGCATTAGCAACCATGAAGCAAGATTTTTAGGTGACCAAGAAATACAAGAGCCTCGACTTATTAATTTTTCCTTATTTTTATTTTCTTCCCCTAAAATATTTGAAAAGGCATTTGGTGTTGCCATAATGATAACGCCAGCGAGAGTTTTATTCTTTTTTAATCGCGCTGTGAATCTATGAGTAAGCCAAATGGGAAGTTTACCCAACCACTCATGCTGTTTAATAAACTTTTTTATCTCCTCACATTGTTTTTTATCTTCTTTGTCAACATAAGAAAACTCAAAGTCATCAATGCGTAAAGATTTATATTCATCTTTAGTAAGGTTTGCTTGCTTCAAATCGTTGATTAAGTTTTGTTGGCGAATTTCGTATTGCCAGCAATGGTCTTTTTTATAATCTTTAAAACGCTCATAGACTTCTTGCGTCTGAAACTTTTTTGCCATTAATGATCCCCTTCAACAAATAAAAAGCATGGGGTGTTTTTTCCCACATACGAGCCCATCATGTTGTAATAGAAATGTTCCATTGCATCTTCTTCAGTCATTTCATCTTCACGCATAAGTTTGGCTATTACTTTCCTAAAGCTGTAACAAACTTTATCTTCATTATCAATGCCTTTCACTACTCCAATAATGCAATCATCGAAAAAATCCATAATTAAAAGGCCATCATACATTTCGTGCAACATTATTTATCCTTTTTCCCACCAACGCTCGCGCTTCATCTCCGCAAGTAGCTGATTATAAGTTAATTTAGTTCTATCCTCTTCAAAATCTACGCTTAATAAATACCTAGTCTCTTCAAAATTATACACCGTGTGTGTAACTTGTGCGTTAAATAAGTAATACCTTTGGGGCTTGTACTTTAACTCAATAAACTCGCCTTTTACATTACCAAGTGCTACATTTGCCCCGAGTTTTAAATTTGGGTTAAACATACAATGGCTTTTGTCCCAGTTATTTAACAACATGTTTACCCCGACTCCTCTATCAGTATCGATGTGCCAATCATAATATGTGTTAGCCTCCAACTTAATAATCCCGGCTTTAAATGGGTGTGCTCTGTATAAGTATTTCCACCAAGGATCAACTACCCAATCATCTTGTACTTCTATAGCTTTAAAATTATAATAGTCAAACCACGACTCCTTACGTGCAGTAATTGCTCGAAGGTACATCATCTCCGAAGCTATCGACTCGTCAGGTATCTTAAAATAGTATTTAGCATTCGCCATAGTTTTTACCAAAATCCCCTTCACACGTTACCGGCAAGCCTTTTGCCCATGACGGTGCTTTATTCATAGTCTGCATAATAAAACGTAATGCTTCATATTTTTCTGCCTCCGGCGCAACGCACACCACTGCGTCATGCACAGTAAGCAGTGGTCTATATCTCTTATTAATAGTAATCATTTGCACCCCAATAACTATCCTAGCTAAAGCTTGAACTACATTCTCCACCACTACTCCACCCCAAATACTAATCTCGCCTCGTCTTGATATATAAGTATACCCATTATTCTTTAGCTCTAAGTTTGGATAGCGTAGATACAATCCGTTAGGTAGTTTTAATCCTTCCGGAGTAACCAATACACAATTCACTTTGCTTAAATAATAAACAGGTTTATCTTTAGGCCAAGACGCCATAAATTTCAAGGCTCGATCACACTCCTTCCAAAGCCCTTCCACTTCGTGGTTTATTTTTCGGTATAAATCTACTAAACTTTTTGTTTCTTTTTCAGCCATATCTACACCCGCATTAATCTTTAATACATCTCGCAGTTTCTTTGCACCAGTACCATAACCTAATCCCAAGATACAAGTCTTACCTACGGCCCGTTCAGTCTTATTTACTTCAGACTTCATATAAACCTTAGAGGCAAACACTGAATACACGTCTTCCCCCCTTTTAAACTGTTCAAGTACATCATGCTGTCCGGCAAACCAGACTAGTATACGAGCTTCGATTTGTGAAGAGTCACAATTTATAATCACGTGATTGTCTGGTGGGAGAATGGCGTTCTTCAATGCCTTTTGTTTCTTGTCGCGTGACGGTAAGTTCTGGAAGTTTACTTTGTCTGAACCAGCCCAACGTCCTGTATGTGTGCCATAATATTTCAAGGGTATAGGGAGTTGATTGCGGTTGCGTTCAGCTATACCAATGAACCGCTCTATGCGAGTTTCTTCAATCGTAGATTTAGTGCCGAGTCTTACTGTACATAGCTCTTGTACAAAAGCATTCGGGTGTTCACATAAAGCTAAAAACCCTTGGTCTCCTTTTGCTAGGGCGTAAGTTTCTTTCCCTGTTGTTGGGCTTGTCTTCATTGGTACTAACACATTTAACTGTTCTAACACATCAGCAAACTGTTTATTACTTGCTAATCTTTTACGCACTTCTTCTACTTCACATTCAAGTTTATCCGCAAGTGCCTGTAACAAATTAAGCTTTTCACTCTTGACCTCTTTCAATCTATCCACAAGTACGTCTTTATCTAACTGTAACCCGGGTAATATATACATTCTTAACGTGATGTCGATAAGTCTAAGTTCACTAGCCGGATAGTTAATAGCGAGCTCTTTGAATAAACCATAAGTGAGCTTCACGTCGTTCTTACAGTACACTCCGTATTGGCGTAGCTCATGGTCGCGAAAGTCTTCTATGCGTTTACCTTTAGCATCCAAGACTTCTGTGCCTTTTTCTCCTAGTTTGTAACGTTCAGCCAAAGCTTTAAGTGAACCCCCGGCATCCACTCCGTGTATAGATCTCGCCATACACAGGGTGTCCAGGTATTTCATCGGCTCTGCACCAAACTTCCATTTAAGAATAGCGCCATCAAACAAAGTGTTGTGACACAATAACATTGCATCGGCCCATGCGATGTCAGCTATAGCTTTTGCTACTGCCTCTTCTCCGGCATGCCATTCAGTTTTTCCGTCATCTATTTTTATTGCTACACCAATGACTTGGAACCGCTCATCATTGATGTACTCTTCAGTTGTCATTCGAGATAGACTAAATCCCACATCGTAAAATGTTTCAAAGTCAATCGTTACTAGATTCAAGTTGTCCCTTTCGCTTTAAATTCTTCATCAATTTCTTTAATTCTGTTGTACTCACTCATATATTTTTTATCGGTAATACATGTATTACAAATAGGAAGGATGTCCTCAAGATACTCGTGATTTAAATTCTTCTCTTTACATATCTTTTCTAAATCCCATTTTATATTTTTCTTCGGCATTATGACATCACAACACCAACAAACACCATGAGTTACAAGGTGTTCTACTTCAGGGTTTTCCCAATTAAACAAATCATAGCCTGAAAAATCATCATATTTTTTACCATCCACATATGAATAATCTAAACTGTCATATATGACAATATCTGTGTTGTCATATGTATCTTTCTTTCTTTCTTGAAATTGATAATAATACAACCCCCTGTCGGTATCTATTTCTTTCTTTAGGTCTTCTTCAGTAATACTATCAATTATTTTATTTAATTCTTTTTTTGTTTCTTGTAAAGCTTCTGTTAAGTTTTCTGCTCTTACCGTCATTAATTCTTTATTTAAATCAATCCATATATCATAAACTTTTTCCATTATTTTTCCTCTCTTTTATACAAAACCCTTTAATATTATAGACGCCCATGTCTGATTCTATTGAGCAATACCACTTGCCCCCGTGGTTAATCTTAGCGTCAGAACCACACTTACAACATACTGCCGGCCCAACTCTATTATCTTCTTTAATAATTGCCATTACGTTAACAGTAAATAAAGCACGTAACTGGCCGTAGCAACGGCTACTGTATTAATGAAATACTCCAATACTTTATAGTCTTTTTCTGACAAAGAATGTAAGTCTTTCTCATCTTCATCAGGATCTTTATGTTCTTGAGGCCACACAGTCATGTCGTTCTCCTTATAGTTTATTAGCATAAAATGTATGCTCGTCCCGGCATTCAACTGAACACCATCGTCTCTTGTCTTTTACTTCTCTTTCACACCACGTACATTTGCCGGTATCATTTTCTTCGACAGTCGTATCAACACTTTTTAGAGTTGCCTCTAATTGTCTCTGTACTTCGTTGTTGGCTACGTCTATCTCGTCACTCATACCATGTGACCTTTTGCCCAAGGACTTGTAGCCCTAGCTTGTTTTAGAGTCAACTTCGGAGGTAATGTTAGTCTCCCCTCAATTTCAAATCGCTCCAATACACTAACCCCTACCCCCGCGTATAAAGCAACTTTACCTCTAGTTGTCTTTGGGTTTTTCTCCATATATGCTATCGCTCTTGTTAAAAACTCTTGCTCTTTCTCATCTGAATAAAGTCTACGTTTTATTGTCATTTATGTCCTCTCTCTCCATCCTACGTTTAGCGTACCATATCATCTTACTAAGGTCTTGCTCTAGGTTTCCCTTACCTTTACATCGTAAAAGATATTTACCACATTGCCACAATAGTGGGTCGTCTTTAAAAAATTCTTCTAGTATATCTATCACCTCATACTTCGTACTTGTGTAATGGGGTGGATGATTTACCATGTCTACATCTTCTGCATTCATCTTTTAGGCACTCCTGTTTTAGTTACCGTATACCCACTATGCTCTAACACAGGTATTATGCTTTGTTTTAATACCCTTACCATTCTCGCTTCCATGCGTATTCTTGAAGCCTCTTTCGGTATTGGGTATAAAACCGTGTACCCCTCCTCCCTTAACATATCTATTGCTTGTTCTTTAGTTTGCATGCGTGTAAGTTCTTTCTTTGCTTTATTATTTTCTGCATTCATGTTTTACTCTCCAAACTCATCACTCGTTTGCCTTTAACGTAATACTCTAACATCTCAATATTCGTCTCGTCAATAATTAGTGAGACTCCTTGTTGCATACTTATCTCCCGTAAGTGTTTCTGTTGTAAGGCCGTTGCTTTGTTTCCATTGGCTTTACACTCGATCCCGATAAACTTACCTTTGTAACATGCGACGATGTCAGGTACACCACTTGCCCCATATCCTCCTGTTGAGGCATAAAAGTAGTACGCACCAAGTTCCTTAAGCTTGGCACATACTTTCTGTTTTACTTTCTTTTCAGGTGTTGCCACTATGATTCTAGTGGTGGAAGTTTGTCAGCTGATGGTGACTCATATCCCGCCATGTCGGGTAGGTGTGAGCCATCCAATGTAAGTGGGGGTAGGTCGTCAACTGTTGGGTTGTCATATCCCGCAATTTCAGGAAGAACTGTTTCGTCTCCAAGATTTATAAGGTCAATGCCGGTGTCTTTTGATACCAGTGACCTAGCCTCTGATTCTGTGATAGTTTCAACTATGACTACCGCGGGTGTTGACGCGGGTGCGGGTGTGGGTACATCTTGTTTTGATACATACACAAGCCCTCCAATTGCTACGATAACTGCTAATGCTATTGCGTTTTTCTTTGTTACTTGGTTCATTCGCTCTCTCCATTTAATTAAAATAAAATACTGCTCTCTCTGTTACACATCACAATTTCCGTTCGGACATCCATGAGATAGAATCTCGTCTGCAATGTCGTCTGTCATTTGTTGATGTTCGTGTTGCTTTATTTCGGTTTCAAGATGTTCTACAAACTTCTCATCTTTCATTATTACTGATAGCTCTTCGATGATTCGATTAGCCTCTTCTCGGTCTTCACTGCCTATGCTATGTTTATCAAGTAAGGCAACGAAGTCCATGAGTAGTCTACGAACTTTGATAAAAATATGGTGTGCCATTAGCCCTCTCCGACTTTGATTGGAGTATCAGTATTATCTACAACTTCTATCATGTCAAGTTCTTTCGTTTCTTTTAGCCAATCCTTAAAGTCTTTGAATGAACGCTCAGCCGACACTTGGTTGTGCCATATGAGTTCTAGTATGCCACTCATACCCCCAATGATTCCCAGTAGTTCATGTCGTTCGGCTTTCCAAATATCTTGGTCTGCCCCAAAGTAGTCATAAATGTCTTGCTCTACATAATCAATCTTTTCTTTAGGCATTACTCTTCTCCCTCGGGGCTAAAGTCTATGACTATGCCCTCTATATATTTAACTCGATAATGGTCTCGATTATATTCAAGCCCATCTTCCTTTGCCTCTTCTAGATATTCATCTAGCATATCGAACGCCTCTTCTTGAGTGTTGCATTCCGCACCCTCCCAAGCTGACATCCATTTGTCTCCTCCTCGATCGAAAGATTTTTTCATTTGCACGTGGTACATTATGTGTTCCCCCTGTATTGATAGTCTTCTTCATCTATAGCCTCTTGTTCCTCTCTCTCCTCCTGTCTTTCTGCTCGAATGTCAGCATCCATTACTTCCCATGTGCGGTCTTCGGTAGCAATTCTTTTTGCTTGGGTTGTACTTACTGCCATGATGTCCATCGGTATACAATACTGCGTGACATACACTCGATAGTGTTTTAGTTTTAGTTTACTCATTGTTGTATCTCCTTTAATAAAATTTCCAAATCATCTTCGTCCATATTCCATAATAGCTCGGCTCTATCAGAATAAATAAATGATGTTTTAATTCTCATCACCTTATCTATTAATTTTTCTTTTTTTGTTTCAGGTATGTATTTATATTTCATCTTCACACTCCTCTATTTGTTCTACTGTCATAGCGCACCTCCGTATTCATCGTACATAGGTTCTTCTTGCATAGCCTCGTAGACCTCCTCGTAAAATTTTTGAATCTCATTCTCCGATAACTTATAGTCTTGCTCGTATCCATCGTCATCCGAGTATGTTGCTATTGGGTATATCGCGGGGAAACTCCCCCCGTCATCATGTTCAACGTCATACAGAATATCTATCTGAACTTCTACTTCGTCTAGGGCTTTGTTGAATACCCACGCTGACCCATCCCAGTTGTTTGTGTACCATCTTTTAGTCATTGTCATTCTCCTTGTAAACTTGGGATATCCAAAATTCTAGGACTCCCCAATTGATTCCTACATTAGCGTCATGATTATCAAGAGCTAACTCTAAAACTTCCATAGCTTGTTCATCTGTTACTTTTGGTTCTAATGATTGAACGTCTTCTATGTTCCATGTTACTGAAATTGACCCGTCTTTATTTTGTTTCATTATCGTTCTCCTCTCTCAAATTCGCTCATGTCATCATCCTCTAAAGGTTCTTTGTTAAACTTCACAATTACATGGTCAGGCTTGGTTTCAATAAACTCCCAATTGCTATGGCCGAATGTATTTCGGCAGTACTCATCTAGTAAATCAGTATCAAACTCCATCGTCGTCCTCCTCAATGTCTAGTCCATATTCATGTAGTAGGTCGTCGGCCTCCACATCGATTGACGGGTCGCCCTCTTTAATGAATGCCTTTGCGTGGTCTTCACTATCGAACAATTTGATCGAGCCATCATCCTCACAAATAAACTCTTTACCATTTATTGATATGTCATTAATGAATCTGTATATCCTGTACTTCTTTGTTACTTCTGTTTCCATGTTCACTCTCCTAGTTTGCGTTGGTTGAATTTAATTACTGTTCGGGTGTAGTCGTCAGAGATGTTCATCTTGTCCTCATACTCCTTGAACCCCATTTCAAATAGAATCTCTGATTCACATAGGTCGTGGTTGTTGTCTAGTTTCTGCAAGGTAGCGTACTCGGTCTTCAAGTGTTGCTCGGAAAACTCCATATCGATGTACCCTCCGTCTGCCTCATCTACTCCACATACTCCGTCAATGACAAAGTACATATCAGTTGAGGCAGTTATCCCATCAAACAGTGGGGCGAGTAGTTTGTGTTGCTCGACAGGAACTAGGTTATAGTCTCCGTCGATTGCCAATGTGACCCACTTGTGTTCGGTAGTAATAAATGCGTACTCGGTTTTACCCTCTCGATCCCGACTAAATAGTTCAAAGTCCCAAGCCGACCATTTGTATGGTCGAATTTCTGTTGTCTTTTCTTTGCTCATAATTATTCTCCTAATTTGCGTTGGTTGAATTCTTTACGGACTTCATTAACTTGTTTTTCAATCTCAGGAATATCTTTTTCATTAACAAAAGTCCACAAAATATCTTTTACAAGTTCGTGGTATTGGCTTTGAGCTTTTTTACTCATGATGTTACCTCCTCTAAAGTTATTTTCATAAATGTATCGGCAACAATATCTCTGCCCAAGTATCGGTTACCCATGAGTTCGGTCTTGACTAGCTCATCAAAGTCGAACTCCCCTTTCTCGTCCTCTTCTTCAGGATTCCAATCACTATACTCGGACGTCTCCATGACCTCTCCGTCAATCGCTAGGCTGAACCATACATAGTCATCTATGTTCTGCTCGGCAAATATCTCGACTATCTTGAGTTCGCCTTTTATCCATAGGTCGTACTTTGCATAGTGGAGGTAGGTATTGAGTTGGGGGTATCCCTCTATTTGTTTGGGGTTGATAGCCAACTCGTTCTTCGGTCTTTGTGATAGCTCATCATAGTCCTCGACAATCTCAACTGACTCTCCCATCTCACACTTTTCAGCAGAAAAATCATTGGGTACTGTTGCAATCATGTAGTCCATGCGATTGACAACGGCATACCCCGCAACAAAGTATTCATCACTGCCCTCGGAACAGACTGTCCAAATATATCGCCAAGCATTGTCTCCGTGTTCTTCCTCAACATCTATCTTGCGACTGTCTTGAGCCGAGAATAATTGTGAGCCGTTCTCATCTGTTTCAAATTGATACTTATCTTCAAACTGTTTCCATGTCATTCTAATCATTATGATTCTCCTTGTAGTTAAAGTAGTCCGTCATCGTAGTCATCTTCGGCGTAATATGGGTGTGATTCTTGGTCATAATCAATAATCTCACAACTATAATTCGGTGGAATATTTATAACATCTATGACTGCACCCCCCTCTACATATATTTTTATAGTCTTTTCTTTACTCATTATTTTTCTCCTTGTAGTCGTTTTTGGATTTCAGTTTCTATCACCTCATCTTGCTCTTCAGTAAAAAGTTTATCGCCTAGCCATAAATCATAGAGTACTTCTTTTTTAATTCGCTCTTCTGTCATATTCGTTAGCTCTTTGACAACTTCTTTAATTTCCTCTTCTGTTATATTCATTTGAATCTCCTTTTTAATTAAGTCCGTCGTCATAATCGTCTTCGGGGTAATAGGGTTGTGTTTCTTGGTCATGTTTTGTTTCACACTCATGACATGCGACAGGTTTTCCGTACCATCCTGTCGAGCCACATTTGGTTTTTGGTGTAGTTTCCGATGGTCTGCCCGACCAAGTGAGGTTGGGGCAATTCCCCCTTGATTTATTAATATCTCTCATTGGGTTCATTTGAATCTCCTTGTAGTCTTAATAATGCAAGTTTGTAATCAGTGCCTGACATGCGTCCGCCTACTATCTCCCATGCCTTTTCTCCCTCATATGAGGTGGAAGTCCACCCCATTATTTCGTCAAGTTCATCTGTCATATTCATACTGTTTCTCCCGTGTGGTTGCTCACAATTAATTCTAATTTCTGAAATTCTAGGTCTTTTATTAATTGAAACAAAACCTCACTAGCCTCTTTAGCTTTTTTAATTCTCTCATTTAATTCTTGTCTTACTGCGTCTTTCTCTTCAAAAGTTCCATCAAACTCTAAAGTTCCGTACTCGTTTCTAGTTATTTTAATATTCATTTTTAGTTCCTCGTGTGGTTAAAAATTAGTAAAGCTACATAAAACATTACGCTACTATTTCAGACATGTCAACTAATACTTTAATTATTATTGGAACAGATTGGAACAGATTGGAACACGATTATTGGAACAGGTCTTGATACTTGTAAAATTTAAGTTGTCATATTGGCTCTGTATGCGACGTTCTAGTAAGGGTTGATAGGTAAGGTTCAAGTTTACTAATTATCTCGCTACGAGCCTTGTAGGTGCTATCTCGTTGATTTCATTGATTTAATAGGATTCGGGTCTGTTCCAAAGTCTGTTCCATGTTCCAACGTGTTCCATATGTAAAGCTACACAAAATCTGTGGATTAACTTGTGGATAACTATTGGTGCGAATTCCTTTAAACCCTTACTACTACTACTATAAATATTAATATTATATATATATAGTGCTGTATATTTTGTGTGCTGTTCCAATGTTCCACACTGTTTTAAGTACGATATGCTCACAGGCTTTTTTATTGCACCGCGAAATCAGGTCTCTTGACTTTCGGAATCCTGAAAAATCCTATGTATACTTGTTTTGGGTTGGAACATTGGAACATTGGAACAAATTGATAAGTAAAACTTATCGTAAACCCAATGTCGATGGCGATGTCCTTTGATACCAGTCACTCATTGTCCTTTGATACCAGTCACTAGGTAAATAAAAAGGGCAGATTTCTCTGCCCCCCACAAGGTACTCTGTTGGGTTTACGTCTTAACAACAAACCCGGATCCATCTTTTTTTGCGTGTCCCTTCGCATATAATGAAACCACAACATCCTCGGGATCTAGATGCCTGATATCTGTATCATCCCCGCTTACAACTTTGCGACCATGAAACGTTAACGGGATATTTTCAACCCTATCGAATACAACCGCAACCCGTTTACCGTCTTTGAATGCTCGGTCGGTAAACTTCTCAAAACCTTTGGCGCCTGAATAACTAAAAGTTAAATCGTAGTTGGTCGGGAAGCTTTGAACGCCGTTGATGCTTTTTTCTCTATTGGGTATTTTAGTATAATCATAAAATTGAACAGCATCAAAGCGCTCCATAATGTTACGATAATAAACGCCTTCAGAATAAAACCCGACATTTTCCCAACGTATATCACTCGTCCCATTCAAGCGCACTAAAGGGGTTAAATTGTTTTGTTCAGCCTTTTTAATAAATGCTTTAATCTCTTTTACTAATTGCCTAAAATATTCTGCCTGATTCGTTAGATAAAGTTTAGTTCGGGTTAGTCTTGCATCGAACGCCATAACCATACGGCCCGCGGATTTTAAACATGCAATATGACATTGTGCGTTGTCTGCATTGGCGCACAAGTTAACCCCGCTATCCTTATAAGGGCTTAAATATTGTATGGCCGTCATAAAGCCTTTTTTGTTTCCTTTTATTGTCTTTGCATCCGCGTTAATACTTAGTAATTTTGTCATTTTTGTACCCCTCTAATTGTGTTTTATAATTGTAACATAACTTTACTTATTTAAAAATAATCTCGATCTCGATGCCCTTTGATACCAGTCACTAGATAATAAAAAAAACCCGGGTTGCCCCGGGCCCCTCCCGATTAGTCTAATAAAGTCATGTATGCTTTTGGGTGATACTCGCGAAACCAAGTCAAGCCCTCTTGCATCATGTCATAAAGTTCCATGGCTTCGGCCCCCATGATCGCGTCATACATCGCGACGGCCTGAGGTTCAAGTTCTACACTCTCTCCGGAAAATCTATTCTTAACTGTCTCAGGTTTAGATCCAACTTGTAAACCCGCAAAGCTTTTTGGTATTGTGTTCATGACTCTACCTCCTCTTGTATTTCAGTTATAAATTCATCTATGTTTTCTGCGGCCCATGTGGGTACATCTAATTCAGATTTCTTTCCATTCTCATCTTCTACTACTACATGCCACGATACAATTTTCATTACTCGTCCTCCTCTAATAGTTCGTTAACTTTCATACAGTCCTTAACATCGTCTTGTGACATATACTTGACCAGACATAAAACGGCCAGTCTCGCATCAAGCAATCCGCCATCTATTAGTTCTAAAAGCTTATCTCTATAATCGTCCATTTGTAGTTCTTCAGCGTCTTTAATGTTAATTTCCCATTCATCTATATCCATTTTCATTCTCCTTGTAGTTAGTGGATCATTATTATAACATTACTTTACATATTACTAAAACGTGGTTCGATCTCGGTGTCCTTTGATACCAGTCACTAGATAATAAAAAAAAGCCAGGGTTTCCCCTGGCTCCCCTCGGCTAGTCCTGATCCTGATCCTCACGATCCTGATCATAAATAATACTTCTGATCTGTTCCCAACGATGCCACCCTTGCATCATTTTATATGAAAGGTCTTTTGCAGACTCTTCATAATGTTTTGTGAGAACGTCGCTACTTGTACCTTCAAGATCCTTCAAAATACCGACCACGGTCTCCTTACGATGCCCGAAGACGTCATGTAGATCATCAGATACTTGATCAAGCAGTTTAATTTCTTTTTTAGTTAGTTTCATAGTTTTTTCCTTGTGTTGTTGAATCATTATTATAACATAACTTTACTTATTACTCTACTTTTATACCGGATCTCGATGTCCTTTGATACCAGTCACTACCCAAAAAAATCTTCATAATTTTTGATGGGGGCTTTCACCCCTCCTTGATATGTTTTAAGTCATCATAACCAGAACAATGATCATAAAATTCTTTCATCAATTTTTTCTGATCGTGAGATAATTCCCACCAATACTCATAGTCATCATCTTTCATCATATCTTCCCATTCATAAAAAGCCGATCCTTCACTAATTTTTTCTTTTGGTTCATCAGTCATTTCTTCGTATGTTTCATGTTTCATTATTCGCCCCTCCTTACAGAAGCAAGGTCTCGAACGAAACTATCGCCCTCCATAAAACAATCGTCCATTCTATATACCTGCCCTCGATTCTTTAATGCGTCGACCAACAGTCTTGCGTCGCAGTCTTCTTCCAAATAATAGTTATCTTGATCGTGAAAAGAATAGGTACTAATCTCATCAGCGAACCCCAATGCACTGGCTAGGTCTTTAGATACTTCAACCCAACCATGCCCTGCGTCTGTATGGTATTTAAAATGTGGTACATTTGTGAATGTTAAATACCCGTTGTGAATGTATCTTGATTCATTGTTCATAATTTTTGATGGGGGCTTTCACCCCCAACCCTTGGTTAGTCGTAAATAATAGGAAGGTTATAACGATCGATCGAATCTTGAAGATCATCGAGCGCTGTAGTTAACCCTTTCTTTCCTGCAGGGTATCTTTTTCCAGTAAGGCCTGATACATAATTCCTGCATACGGTAGAAGTGTATCCACTGTTGATTTTCATACCGATCAATAAAGCTTTGATGCCCTGCTTAAAGACCGCCATTCTATATGCTTCTATCTGGTCTGGTCTATCTAGTACTGTTGCTTTTTCCATAATTATTGAAGGGGGGTTTCCCCCCCAACCCTTGGTTAGTTATATGCTGAATGAAAGGATTCTACTCCGCCGTGCTCCAATGCTCCTTCATTGAAACCTTGGTCATCGAAGTACCGCCCACTTAATCCATACTCTTCGTCATTGGCTAAGTCTTTAACTGTAACAATTCCCCACCCGATACACCAATTAGCTTTCCTATCGTCGCGAAGGATAAGAAAGGTTTGGCCCTTCCATGTCACTTCTTGTCCCGCTAGGTCTGTGCCACCTTCCTCCTCTTTTCTCCAACTTACTTGCTTACTCATTTTGTTTCTCATTTTGTTACTCCTTGTGTAGGCAGAAAGGACTGCCATGTCCCTATTATAACATTACTTTACATATACAAGCAACCCCACGCCCCCCCTATGCACCACTTTATAAAATTTTTTTTCTATTACTATATACATTCTAATATACTCAAATAACCAGAAGTTTTTCTAAAAGTTACCAGATAGGCCCCCTTACTTTACAAATAGCCAATCAAAAAAATATTTCGCAAAAAATTCTCAAAAACCGGAATGATTCTCACTGCCGCTTGATCTAGCTGAAGGACGTATACTACGAGTATGAACATTTTATATACACTCTTTCGCCTGCTTAACGCCTGCTTATATTTAGTGCTACTTTATGGTTTCTGTTTGTTATTATTAATTTAATCAGATATACTCTTGTGCATAGCTGCAAATAATCAAGGTGTAACGGCGAACACATGAGTAAACACAAACCTCCAGTACTCACTCCTTCAACCGAGGAAGAGTTAAAAGAAGATCTATTAGTTATTCCTGAAATAGAGAAAGGGGTTGTTATACCTAAGAGTAAGAAAGAAGCTATTCCTGAGATGAGCGCTGAGCAAGAAGTTTCTATCCGCGCCAACACAATAAAGACGGTCTCTGATTTAGCTGGAGAAAACATAGAGCCCTCAAAAGAGCATCAAGATCAAGCCGTAGAACTTGCGCGTGATATGATGACAAACAAGAAACTTAAACCTGAGTTCGCAAACTACCCTAATGAAACAATGGCGTTTTTAGCAGGACTTGTAGCACAAACTAATTGTATGATTGTCAAAGAGCTATCAGATTTAAAACTTTATACGGTTAATAAGTTTGTAGAATTATCAGCAACGGCAGAAAAAGATGCGGACAGAATAAAAGCATTAAGAAATTTAGGAGAAGTAGACGGCGTCGATGCATTTAAAAGAAAAACAGAGATTACGCACATTACTAAATCAGGAGATGAGTTAGAGAAAGAACTTTTAGAAACTATAGAACAGCTAAAAGGTAAAGTCATTGAAGGCGAACATGAGGTAGTTGACGATGATTAGTGAAAACGATCTAAATCTACTTCAAGCAAAAATCCCTCATATGAGTGAGCGGGAGCAACAGAAGCACCTTACGCTTTTAAAAGAATACAAAAAGAACTTAACTAAAACACAGGGGAAGGCAAACTTCTTAGACTTTATTAAACATGTCTACCCCGATTATAAAGTAGGAGAACATCATGCAAAATTGGCTAAATTATTTGAAGAAATCACAGACGGAAAAAGAAAGCGAGTTATCGTTAATATCGCGCCTCGTCACGGAAAATCGGAACTTATTTCCTATCTGGCTCCGGCTTGGTTTTTGGGTAAGCATCCAGCAAAGAAGGTTATCATGGCATCTCATACAGCAGATCTTGCTGTTAACTTCGGCCGTCGGGTCAGGAATCTCGTGGGCTCAGACCCTTATAAAGACATATTCCCCGATATCAGTCTACAAGCGGATAGTAAAAGCGCCAGTAGGTGGGGTACAAATCATAACGGTGAGTATTTTGCTATTGGTGTTGGTGGTGCTTTGGCTGGTCGTGGAGCAGACCTTTTTATAATTGATGATCCACACTCAGAGCAAGACGCAAAGTTAGGAAAGGGAGATGTTTTTCTCCCAGCTTGGGAATGGTTTCAGTCAGGACCACTACAAAGGCTTATGCCTGGCGGTGCAATTATTGTAGTAATGACTCGATGGTCTAAATTAGACCTAACAGGACAGATAATTAACCAGATGGTTAAGAATGACGACGTTGATGACTGGGAAATAGTAGAGTTTCCAGCTATTTTAGAGGATAAAAAAGGGAATGAAGTCCCATTATGGCCTGAGTTCTGGCCGCTAGAAGAATTACAGAGTAGAAGAGCTGCACTAGACATACGATACTGGAATGCGCAGTACTTACAGAACCCAACATCGGAAGAAGGCGCACTAATTAAGCGAGAATGGTGGAATATGTGGGAAGAAGAAGATCCACCTAGTTGTGAGTTTATAATAATGACGCTTGATGCTGCTCAAGAAGCCAATAATAGAGCTGATTATAATGCAATAACAACATGGGGTGTCTTTTTTAACGAAGAAACTAATAATTACGCTATAATATTATTGAATGCAGTAAAAGAACGACTAGAGTTTCCAGAACTCAAGGCTCTGTGTCTAGATGAGTATCGGGAGTGGGAACCAGACGCTTTTATTGTGGAGAAAAAGTCAAATGGTGCAGCGCTTTACCAAGAATTTAGAAGAATGGGAATTCCAGTGGGTGAATTTACACCTGGAAAGGGACAGGATAAGATTAGCCGTGTTAATGCTGTGTCTGATTTGTTTAGTGGGGGTGTGGTTTGGGCACCAGACAGACGTTGGGCGCATGAGGTTATTGAAGAATGCAACGATTTCCCTAGTGGTGCCAACGATGACTTAGTTGATGCTACAACGCTGGCTCTAGCAAGGTTTCGGCAGGGTGGATTTATTCGCTTGCCAAATGACGAAGAAGATGATATACAGATGTTTAGAGGTCGAAAAAATAAAAGGTTATATGCACTATAATATAAGGATAAACAATGGCACAAGATGATATGTTAGGAGGCTTTGTTACCGATAGAGGTTCTGAATATGCACACTTTGATGATGCTACTACTATAAGAAATAGAAGTGGAGCTATGCATATAGATAAAACAACCGGAATACAACCTAAGTCAGGTAAAACTATATTTATGGATAAAAAGGCCACTAATAACTTAGGTGGTTATTTTCAAAATCCAGATATGGCCACTAAACTTGAACCTGAAATTATTAGGGGTAAACCTACTGGTAGAGCAAATTTAGTGTTAACTGAAGATTATGGACCTAAAAAAACTGGAACAATATTAAAGACTGTTAAATATTCTACTAAACCTTCAGTAGGACAATATCCAGTAGAAATATATAATAGTGCTAGTAACATAGGGGATACGGGTAAAGGAATTCATTTTGGTACTCAGATTAAAAAAATATTAAAGAAAGTACCTTGGGTAGGCGCGGCTTTAACTGCTGCTACTTCTGCTAATGCAAAAGATTTAGTTGAAGGGTTAGTTGAAGGGTTTTCTCCTATACCATTTGGTGAACTGGGAAACGCCGATTTATATACAACAGAAGAATTAGATAAATTAGAAGAATTAGATAAATTAACAAGAAAACCACTGCAGGGTGGCAAAAAAATTATAGACTAAGGATAAACAATGGCAGACGTAGATAAAGGACTATATGAAGCTCCAGTTGGCATAGATGAAGCAGCAGTTGAAGAACAAGCTATTGAAATTGAAATAGAAGACCCAGAAAAAGTTACTATTGGTATTGGTGATAGTGAGATTGTTATTGATCCAGATAGAATGGATGATGATGAGTTTGATAAAAACTTAGCTGAAGAATTAGATGAAGGAACTCTAGTTGAACTGTCTTCAGCTAAGT